TGCACCACCAGCAGTAGCGCCTGTTCCAGCATTACCTGTATTACCTGCGTTACCATTAGCGCCTGCGCCGCCTGCGCCACCGGGGTTACCAGCTATACCTGAGCCGCCACCGCCACCACCACCGCCACCGTTGTAGCAACCAAAGCAGCAGAAAAACCCATCCCCGCCGGTACCGCCGCTACCCCCGCCGGGTGTGCCACCGGCTCCACCACCAGCGCCAAATATCCCATTAGCGGTGCCGCCAGCACTACCACCGGGGTTACCAGCACTACCACCGACACCCGGACTTCCGGGACCGCCACCAGCGGTGCCGCCGCCGCCGCCATTACCACCGCCACCACCATTACCACCAGCACCACCAGCGCCGTTGTTACCGGGGTTACCAGCATTACCTGTGCCTCCGGGGTTACCAGCATTACCTCTTGGTCCGCCAGCGCCACCAGCGCCGTTGTTACCGGGGTTACCAGCATTACCTGTCGCACCGGGGTTACCTGCGTTACCACGAGGTCCACCAGCGCCGCCTGCGCCGTTGTTGCCGGGGTTACCTGAGTTGCCTATCGTGCCGGGGTTACCAGCATTACCACGAGGTCCACCTGCGCCACCAGCGCCATTATTGCCGGGGTTGCCCGCATTTCCGGGAGTGCCTGAGTTGCCTGCGTTACCACGGGCACCACCTGCACCACCATTGCCATTGGTACCCGGATTACCGGCGTTACCTGTGCCTCCGGGGTTACCTGCCAAGCCAGCCGCTCCGCCTGCGCCACCTGCGCCATTGTTGCCGGGATTACCCGCATTACCAGTGGCACCGGTGTTGCCTGCTGCGCCCGCAGCGCCTCCCGCACCGCCATTACCATTGGTACCCGGATTTCCGGGGTTTCCAGCCGTGCCGGGGTTACCAGCGTTGCCAGCGTTACCCGCGCCACCGCGCCCTGATAAATTCACACTATACACACCGGTAGGCACGATAAAGGTGCCCGGTGCGTTGAACACCTGACTACCCGAAGCCGACCCTGTGGCATTCATGTGATTTAAGGGCATTTTACTTGCCTAGCTGACAGAGGTCGCTCAGGTTGGAATTTTGGATTGCTTCAAGTCCATAAAGAAGAACCATAGGCATGCTGTTTGCCGGAAGATCGTCATGCACTTCAGTGTAATACACAAACGGAAATGCCGCGATATCTTCCGTCTTGCCGATGAACGCCCATGAGTTCAGCGGGGCGAAGCAATCTGCATGGTTGTCGGGGTTAGCGTAGTTCAAGTGAGTGAAGTCCGTAATGCCTTGCTCAGCAAACCAAGCGATAGCCTTGGCACTGTCGCTATCATCAGACCCGGCTTCAGCGCTGTAATCCTGATCCGTGTACAGGTAAATTTGTTCGATTTTAGTAATAGCCATTGCAAATCCTCCTTACATGTTGGCCAGTGATAGCGCACCGAAATAGGTTGTACCGCCATTTACGGTAATGAAGTTTAGAATGTCCGTTTTGGTAGCCGTTGTAGTCAACGTAGGTGTCGAAGCGTTGGGGTACTTTACCGATGCAGGCCATGTTGCCGTGCGTGACCCAGTAGCATCCTGTGTTAGGATAAGCATGAAGCTGTACGACACACCTGAAGCCGGTGGGTTGGTGAACGTAAACGTGCAGTTGCCCGTCATCGTGATATTGAAGATGTTGGCCGTGGATAGGTCAACTGTGTACGCCGTGCCGGACGAGGCAGCGGTTACGGTTTCCCGGTAACGCTGCATTTTCACATTGGTTACATCGCCGCCTGTAATGGCAATAGCAGATGCGTCTTGTGTAGATACAGTGCCAAGGCCAAGACCCGTGCGCGCCGTTGCCTGCGTGGTTCCACCCGTACCGCCATTAGCTATGGCAAGGACAGCCGTACCTGCTGCAATAACTGAGCCATCCTGATATACCGAGTCTTCGGACGGGTAGGTAACAAACACAGTAGACGTACCTGCAAGGGTAATCTTAGTTGTGCCACCCGCACTAGACGACAAGACTGTTGTACGTGCTAGCGTAGTACCAGAAGACGTATAGGTACCGATCCCGACTTCCCAGTTATTCCCGCTAGTAATCGTGTAGTACGTGGTGTTGCCGTTCCCGATAACCGCAAACGACTGGAAACCAGCTACGGCACCAGCAAGAGTTACCGTGCCAGTGCCTGTAGTGGTAGTCGTTTCTTGTACGCGGTTAGCGAGGACGAGAGCCATTATGCAATCCTGATGATAGCCGAGGTGTTGTTATTCGTCGGGAAGATGATGGTAAAATCACCTGCCGTCGAAGTCTTATCTGAACCAAAATCAAGCACAGCCACAGAAGCATTGGTCAGCGTGGTGTTCGCCGTGCCATTAGCCGATGGGGTTGTGTTGTAGATCAACGCGCCGCGAGCCGTAACCGTAGCATTCGTGAATGTTAGGTTGCTGAAGGTTGTGAAACCTGTACCTGCCGAAGCGTTGGTATTCGTAGCGGTCACGCCACCATTGGTCAGCGCAGCGCCGCCAGCGGTATAGTTCGTGCCGGTGCTCTCGTTGGTAGCCGTGTAGGCAGTCGTGTTGGCATCAATCGAAGCCGACGAGGTGTACAACGCTAGTTTGAAGGTGTCGCCACCAGTGTTACGGAAATCATGGACAGCCAGCAAAATTTCTGCCTTGAAGCTGGTTGTCATAGCTTGGGTAATAGCCATGGGTATTCTCCTTACGTATCAATCAGTTTTACAAGCTCAGGAAACCCAGCTTCGGTAAACTTAGCTGCCAGAGTTACGTTGCGCGAGCGCATGGCTTCACGCATAAAGTAGATGAGCACTTCGCGCAAGTTTTCTTGGAAGGCACGGGCCTGATCCGCAATTACTGGGGGTGCGTTGTCACCTACGTTAATAATTTGATTTAAAGCACGCTCAGCAAGCTCTTCAGCAGAAAACCCACGGTTGTTCGTGGTCATTACCTGCACAGTGCCTAAGGCGGTTTCGAGTTCAGTAATCATCGTACGGGATACCTAACTTGTGGTGTACGGTACATATCCTGCCTGTTCTTACCCTCGCCAAGCTGCTTGAGCATTGCCATAGCTTCGTCGTACCGTTTCTGGTACCCCGCTATAACATCCGTTTCACCTTTCATAAAGGTGTAAGCTTCGAGCAGAGAACCATAAAGCAGCACGCTGTCAAAATTGTCGCCCAGCCATGACGTACCTGCCGTCACAATCGAAGCTGGGTAATAGAAATAGTGAAGCTCTACGTTATAGTTCTGGTCGGGTGTAGGCCCGAGAATATACGAATTTTCGTCGAAATAGGCGTAGCAGTAGGGGATACCCTCATCGTTGGGGTTAGGGAACGACTGCCGAATAAAACTGACGTCCTTGTTGAGCATATACTCATAACGTCCGGTATCGTCGATAACCGCCATGGAGAAGTTAGCCAGCCAGTCTGTGGGCACCGCAAGGTATTTGTTACCTGCCGTCATGTTGCCCGTCACGTTCTTACGCAGGTCAAGCAACTGCACCGTGTTAAAGATGCGCTGCTCAGCCTGTTCGATGAACGTGTTGATCTGTTCGGTAGACGTCAATGTAACCGCGCTGGAGCCGTCAGAGCCGGTCCATGAGGTATTGGGGAAGTCGTTTTCGACGTACCCCTTAATCGTCTCGAACAGTTCAGCGTAGTTCATTAGCCCATCTTCTTGCTATGCCCAGTACCCTTGGTCGCTGCACCCGTACCACGGGTCTTCTGCGTCTGGGTATTGGCGATCTTGTTCGGATAGCCGTTGTTGCCGAGGTCGGCCTGTGTGTAGACCTTAGGTTGCTTATAATCAGCCATTTTTATTGACCTTTCCCATGTCCTTCTTCGGCTTGCTGCCGCTTTTCTGGTTCGCAATCTTTGCCAGATTACGGCCCATGCTCAACATCTGCTTGTTTGTCTTGCCACCTTTAGCCATCTTAATTCTCCGTCTCAATCGTTACGGTCCCTACTTGACCACTCCCTAATAGCGTATTTGGAAGTCCAAATAAACCCAAAGGATTATTTAGGCCGACAGGTGCCCAACCCCACTGGATTACGCGGCTACCACCTGATGGTCCACCAAATGCCAGCACGTTATCATTAGGCACTTCGCCCTGTGTTTCTTCTTGGAGGCCGGTCAAGCCGCCTTGGAGATATGTGGTGTCAGGGCGCGGGTTACGCAGCGCCTGAGGATCATCAACCGGATACATACCGAGTTGAAGCTGTGGTTGATCTGGTTCCCAGCAGGACGGGCACACGAGGATATTGACGTTCTTCGTCTTGATGACGAGACGCCGAAGCTGCTTCAGCTTATATCGAAACCCGCAGCGGTCACACTGCGAAATTGCCCATTTACCGGAGGCAAACCTATTTGGCATGCTATCTCCTTAATAGAACATCTGACGCGGTGCGATACGCAATGACGCCTTCTCGCGGTCCTCGTCGGCAGCTTGTTGCCACAATTCTTCGTATTCCATCTTAAGCATCTGGCTGCGCTCAAGCGCGCCGGGGATTTTCTTCGACAGATGATACGCTAGACCTGCCACCATGCACGGTAGGAAGCGGAATGGGATATCCTGCGTAGTAACGCCGTCACCAGCGTCCTGTAAACGGCGCAAGCGCCAGTAGACGAAGGTGTAATAGTTGGACTGCTCTGGGGCAGGCCATACGTTGATATTCGGATACGCCACCCCGGTGCTGGGTTCGGTCGCGCCTGACTGACGGTTGATCCACACTTGGATGGGACGCCCTTGGGCGTTCTTGTTTGGGATCGTCGAGTATGTGTCGATGCTGATACGGGTAATGTTGATATCCGTCTGGCCTTGGCCAGTCTGCGTGCGGATCACGTGATCGAGCAAGTCGATAGTATCTACAGGAAGGTCATAGACAATCTGCCCCTGCACCATGGGGATTGAGCCTTGCTCGATGGTCCACAAGTTAATGCCACGGTTTGCCCACTCAATGGTAAGCAGGTTCAGGCTACGCCGCGCCGTACGCAAGTCATAACCCGTCCGTAGCTCGGCACCACAGCGCTCGAACGCTTCCTCAACGAGTTC